AATCGATGCTTGCATGCAATCCTTAGCTTATATTAAAGACAAGTTACTGCCGACGACACCTGAGATGTACACCGAATGTGAATATAAGTCAAAAGATGGGATTAGAATGGGAGCGTTTTCTAGTTCAAAGGGATGGTCTTCATTTGTTTACACAAAGAGCTATACATCTCGTTCTGCTAAGTTTTTAAAGGAAGAGGACTTACCTGTTATTATTGAGAAATTATCTGAAGCAAAACAGAAAATAGCAGAAGTTTTACAATAATCTATGCTTATTTGCCCCTCTTTTGGCGAAAATAAGCGTTTTTTCTTTGGAAATTCGGAAAAAGTAGGTATGTTTGCAATGTCTTACATACTCATAGGCAAGCGGAAGCCTGCCAATCTGCAGGCATTTTTTATGCCTAAATGCGTCGCATGAATATATAGCGGCTGTCATCCCGTGTGGAGCGTTAATGCGCCCACTGCCTATGAGGTGTAAGACGACGGGGAGTGACAGCCGTTTTTCTGTCTATAATGCCAAAAAACGTCTTACTATGGCAACGATTTCAATTCAAGGTGCGCCCACACCCAATGGGCATCGTGTAACCACAAGTCTTATTCTCCGACTTGTGAATGTATGTATAGCGTTTATCGCTCTAACCGTATCGGGTTCCTCCGATATTCTGTTCCCTCTCTTTGCCAGCATGGGCTGGTTCGTTTCTTCAATCGTGTTGATATTCTTTGCAAGGAAGGAGGTTTGCCATGACTGATATAGTATTTCAAGGTTCGGAAGGGCAACCTTTGACTAATAGTGTGCTTGTGGCTGAGAAATTCGGGAAAAGGCATTGTGATTTGATTAAGGCTATTCGTAATCTCACTACGCAAAATTTCGTAGTGAAAAACATGTTTGTAGAAACAACCTATCTAAGCGGAAAGCAACAAGAACAACCCATGTACATCATGAACCGTGACGGCTTCACCCTTTTGGCTATGGGCTTCACCGGACAAAAGGCACTCCAATTCAAACTGGACTATATCGACGCTTTCAACAAGATGGAGCAAACCATCCGGAATACCCGTTCCCTTCCTTCGTCCGTCGATACCTCCATGTTGAAACAGTTGGTGGAAGCCACACAAACAATGGCAGCGCAAATCAGCCGTATGCAGGAAGAACTGAACAGACAGCGAGATATGCTACTGTTGCCGCCTGCCAATGTGATAGTGGAAGAACCGCGTATCTCTCCCCGCCAACGGAAGTATTATACGGTGAAGCAGATGGCAAAAGAGTTGCACACTGACTCACGTCTGCTTAATGATTTCCTCGAATACATGGAAATACAGGAGTACAACCGTGACAAACAACGCTGGATGTTAAACCAGTCGCTCATCGGTCTTGGATATACATATACGGTGGTGTATGAACCCGTGAATCCAGACGAAGAACCAAGGGAGTATATGGTATGGACTCCCAAAGGGAAAGAATATATCAATGAGAAAATAAACGAAGAACGAAGAAAGTATCAGGAAAACAGAAGAAAGGAGAACTCATTATGAAACCAATTACAATAGACCCGCAATTACAATCAGTACTTGAACATTTGAATGCCGCACGCAAGGACTTTTCAGAAGCCTATATCCGTATCACGAACGAGGGGGCAAAGAACTACTCTACCATGCTTCGGGATTTCATGACCGATATAGAAAGTGCTATCGGTGAGACATCATGTCTGGCCACTTCAAAGATAGAGCTTGATTTGATGCGTGAATACAATACACGGAAGGAGGAAAGATAATATGGGACAGAATGTATATGCCGACCCCAAATTGCAAGCGGCTTATGAGAAAGGCTTGAAAGCCGGACGTGTTGAGGGCATGATTGCCTACCAGAAACATCTGATTGAAAACCTACAAAAGGAGAACGCTGTACTTGTGAAACGGTTGGAAACTGAAAGAAAATCGTAGAATATCTATATTTTAAGAGGTAAACAGGCTGTCGGGTCAATGCACGGCAGCCCAACCTTATAGCAAAAATGACTAAAGAAAAATGTATTGTATGCGGAAAAGAAACTGTATCAGTTATTAAGACTGATGCCGGCTATACCTGCTATAACTGTTATGCTGAGCAAAAGAATCCATCCAAAAGAAAAAGGAAGAAAAATAACGAGGAAGAACGTATGCAATGCAAGTTCTTTGAAGAAGTGGAAAAGCTATTCCCTAGGTTGCCCAATAAACTTCTTTTCGCTGTTCCGAATGGTGGAAGCCGCCATATAAGGGAAGCCGCTAATCTCAAACGGCAAGGTGTAACTTCCGGCGTATCCGATGTTATCCTACTAATCCCAAAGAAAGGCTACGCTTCGCTATGTATAGAGTTTAAGACAAAGAAAGGCATCCAATCGGAAGAACAAAAAGAATTTCAAAGGCAAGCGGAAAACTGCCGAAATAAGTATGTTATTGCCCGCAGTGTCAAACAAGGCATTGACGCACTAAAGGAATATCTGCTATAAAGGTGAGGGGGGCGCTATTCACGAGACCCCCTCACTGCTATTTTGAGACTTTTATAAATTCATTGTAATCAATCTTTGTGTTGGGATTAAAATTAACCAATTCCAGTTTATACCCCTTTGTGCCCCAACTCCACCACAAGAATTTTCGTTTTGGGATTCGATGAACAGCAGCCGCCAGACTATCACGAATATTATAATAAACCGTAGAATCCTTGAAACAGGCTATCACATGAGACCATTTGCTATTAACCTCTAAACAATCCGACCTGTCCGGAAGTGGATGCCAACGGTCTGCATAGATTGTTTCTGTTGAATGAATCCCGGTTTTAACCAAAGCCTCAAGATGCTTGTTTTTAATTCCGAGTTCTTTTATTGTTTGAGCATCATCTGCACGATACTCTTTCAGCTCATCAATAGTCAAGTTCAATGCCGATACGGAAACAGCATTTAAACTATCCTGAATTTTATAACGCTCGATCTCTTTATTTAATACAGAAATATTATTTGAATGACGAGCACATTCACTATGCAAACCCCTATTGTATTTAATTAAGATACCAATAACCAATATTAGTATCCCGACAGCCATCAGCATCCACTTCTTCATTTGATTTTAAGATAATTAATAATACCAATAACATGAGTCTCTACAATACTTTTCTTCCCTTCTTCCGATAATAAGAAATCCACATCTTCCATATTATCCTGGAATAAGTTTTCGGTCAAAACTGCCGGACACTTTGTGTGCTTCAAGATGTAGAAGTTGCTTTCCTTATCTGCATCACCGTCTGTGGTATCCTTGCGCACCTTCATATCCGGCAAAAGCTGTCCGGCCGCTGCATATAGACAATCAGCCAGTCTGTCGGCTTTCGTCTGACCTGCTGAAGTCCATGCTTCCCAACCGCGCGCCTGCATCCAGGCAGAACCATTTCCCGCTGCATTACAGTGAATGGATACAAGGATAGTGTCACCGGACTTGTATTCGTTTGCCCTACGACAACGCTCGGATAAGGGGACATCTATTTCCTCTTTGACGATACGTTCGGCATCAACGCCTTGTTTGCGCAATTCCGCTTCCAAACGTACAGCAATCTCACGGGCATACGCATACTCTTTCAATCTTCCGTCCGGTGAACACTTGCCCGGAGTGTTACTTCCGTGTCCGTTGTCAATCAATATTTTCATTCTGCACGTCCTCCTTGAAATATTTGTCATAAACCACACGAGCCACCCATCCGGCAACAACACCGACACCGAATGATACAACAGTAGTCAGATTTACCCAAAACGGAGTGTAGTGCATGTAAAGCATAACTCCCACGATGATAGCGATAACAATCGCTGCAATAATCAGTTTCTTTTTCATTCTGTTACTCCTTATTTATTCATGTTATTAAAAAATTCAACCTTAGCCTCATCAATGGCTGTTTTGATATTGGCATAGGCACGTGCGTTATTGGCGCCGACAGGATTATAGATTTCCGACTCTATTATGTCTGAAAACTTCTTTACCCAATCCGTTGACATAAACTCACTGAGCCTTTTTCCGCGGTGAATAAAGTTATCGAGTTCAATACTCCGCTTTTTGATTATGGCATTACAACGCGTCTCTATTTTTCGTCTCGTCTTCTGCTTATCATCAATATTGTTCTCATCGCGCACATTGCGGACCAGCCGGCACAGCCTTTCACAATCAAGGTCAAAGAAGTTGTTACAGACTGAATTTATCTGCATCTGAGAAATAGGCTTCAATCCCTCGTTAATATCAGAGAGAACCTCATTTTGAGCCTTGGTTTCCACAAGCAAATCATTTATCACCTTTTCCTGCCTGGTTATCACATTATCCACCAAATGTTTGAACCATTTGAAAATGAATAGCCACATCACACCGCATATAATGAGGAAGAAGGCTCCTGCAATGGCCACCATGCCAAAATCGCTAATCCCCTTGCCCACCTGAAGGGCCGCATTCACTGCATCCGTATTCATATTTTTGTCATTTTACTTTATGGATAGGTTTATACGAAAAAACTGCTCGACCATTACTTGGACTGTGAATTATTTTATCCCAGCCATACTTTTCCACCAAATTATTACTCGCTTTCATAAACTCTTTTCTCCTAAAATATAAGCCAAGAGAGAAATTGAAACATAAAAAAAGCAGCCGGAATTCGACTGCTTTAACTTTTAATGATTATCTTTGCAACATCTCACTTACAACACATGAAAGCGAACCTGAGAACGGTGGCATTGCCCCCGGTCATTCGGGTTCGCTCGTTATGTGTTAAAAGTAGGTGAGATGATTTTTAACAGGCCGGGGGCTTTTTAAGATTTTACCTTAGCTATTATCAATAATTGTTTCTGCATTACAAAAGTATGAAAAAAAGGAGTGACTATTCAGTCACTCCCCTCTACAAATTCTTTCAATCTATAAAGCCGAGTAATAGCTGGATTGTAAAACTCATCCGGATAATGTTGCTTAATATCGTTGATGTTCGCCCTGACATACAGAGACGTGTCGTAGATATGCTCGGATTCACTCAATACTACCTCTTTCGGTAATTGTGTTGTTTCTGCCCAGTGTATGATTGCTTGTACCGAGGCTTCATCAAATTGATATTTACTCTTTTCTACCATAGCTTTGTTATGTTTTCAATGAATAATAGAACAATGCAAATATACATAAACATTTCAAAAGGAACTACTTTCACTTCTATTGAGTACCATTACAGATAATGAAGAAGTTAAAGGTTATAGGAAATATTGGGGCTTTAGACTAATTTTGTCACCACTAAAACTTTTGTACTATATGAATCAAAAAAATGTATATGAATTAACCCAGGAAAGATTAAAAATGATTTTTGAAGAATTCGATAATATTTATATATCTTTTTCTGGAGGCAAAGATAGTGGAGTCTTGTTAAATCTATGTATTGACTATATCCGTCAGAACAGCCTGAAACGAAAGATTGGAATATTTCACATGGACTATGAAGTACAATACAGCATGACCATTGACTATGTTAACCGGGTATTGGAAACAAACAGGGATATACTGGATGTATACCGGATTTGTGTCCCTTTCCGGGTAACAACCTGCACCTCTATGTATCAAAGTTACTGGCGTCCCTGGGATGAACAAAAAAAGGAGGCATGGGTCAGAGAAATGCCGAAAGACGCAATGAAAGTAGATAAATTTCCGTTTTACAACCGGAAAATGTGGGATTATGATTTCCAGATTGAGTTTTCCCGATGGTTACATCTACAGAAAGCAGCCCGGCGTACTTGCTGCCTGGTAGGCATACGTACCCAAGAGAGCTATAACCGCTGGCGCACAATCTACCGGGGAGTGAAAAAGCAATATAAGAATTGCATGTGGAGTACGGAAATAGATGAAAATGTATACAATCTATACCCGCTGTACGACTGGAAAACGGAGGATATATGGGTAGCCAACGGCAAGTTCGGTTGGGACTACAATAAGCTATATGACCTCTACTATCAAGCCGGAGTAAGCCTTGACAGACAACGTGTGGCCAGTCCTTTCATCAGCGAAGCTATCGAGAGTCTTGCCCTGTACAAAGTAATTGATCCTGACACATGGGGGAAGATGATAGGACGCGTAAACGGGATTGGCTTTGCCGGACTTTATGGCAACACTCATGCGGCAGGAAGAAAAAGCATCCGTTTGCCGGAAGGATATACATGGAAATCATTCATGGAGTTTTTACTTTCGACCCTTCCAGAACATACCCGGAATAGATATTTGGCTAAACTGAAAACCAGCATTAGGTTCTGGAAGGAAAAGGGCGGTGTACTTAGTGATGAAGTCATACAGAAGCTGAAAGACCGCAATATACCCATACAAATAGGTGACAGTAGCAATTACAAGACAGAGAAAAAGCCGGTACGGATGGACTACCTGGACGACATTGATATAGAGGAATTCCGGGAAATCCCTTCCTATAAACGTATGTGTATATGTATCCTACGCAATGACCATACCTGTAAGTATATGGGATTCGCCTTAACTAAGGAGGAGAATGAAATGAAGAGTAATGCTTTGGAGAAATACAAACATATTTTATAAAAACACCTGGTAAACATACCTTATCATTAATTGTAGAACTTCATTGTAGAAGTGTTGCACTCTTTTCCACACTCATATTTAAATAAACTGTCGCATAAATGTGAAAATTAATCTCTTACAAATGTAAACTTTTTGGCACGTTTTTTGTTTTATTGTCAGTAAATCTTAAGTTGTTATAATATTAGGTATTAGTAAAAGGTAAAAAGAACTCTAAATTCTCTTTATAACACAAGACTAGGACATGCGTTCATTCCGGCACTGTGAAGTGCTGGGATGTTTTTGTTTTAAAGCATTCCGGGTAGGTAGAGGTAGAATATCAGTAGAACTTATAAAATCTACCCACATTCTACCACACGGCTAAAATCAGGCGTTTTTTCTTCTTTTTTATAGCCTTCAATCACGTATTATCGTATTAGAAAGAACCCCTGAATACACCTCCGTTGTTCTGACCGAAGTATGTCCTAATAGCTTCTGAACAGTCGTTATCGGAACTCCCTGGTGAACAAGCAGGGTCACACAAGTATGACGGGCTGTATGATAGGTTATGTGCTTTCTTATCCTGGCAAGAGTAGCTAATTGGGCAAGATACTTATTGGCCTCTGAATTGAGTCCGATTTTAGCAAAATCAGTTACTATATCGTAACGTTCCAATACAGCCAATGCCTTACCCTCAAACAGAAGATGTAACGGAAGTCTTACCTCCACATCTGTTTTGACAGACTTGAAATAAAACCACCGCTTACCATTCACACGAATAATGTTCTCAGGTGTAAGCTGGCAGAAATCGGAATAGCGCAGTCCGGTATAGCAACAAAACAAGAAAGCATCGAGTACATGGCGAAGCCTTTTGTCGGAGACCAGCAAGTTCTCCAGCCTCCTCAACTCATTCAGGGTTAGGAACTCTTTTCGCCCCTTCTCTTGCTTTATCTTGAATTTCCTGAAAGGATAAGCATCAGAGGGAATATAACCCTGATTAATGGCTTCACTCACCAAGGTACGAAGCTGCCGGAGATGTTTGGCTATCGTATTGACACTATTTCCCTTCTCTTTCAAATGCACTTCA